TATATAAAACGGGAGTAGATCCGTTCCAAGGGGACAAGAATATAATCTATTTAAGTAGAGGACCAGTACAAAGCGTAGCTAGTGTTAAGTATGTAGACGGCAGCGGAGTAGAGCAGACCGTAACAGCTAGCGACTACAATACCGACCTAGTAAGCGAGCCGGGGCGTATAATGCCCGACCAAGGCTGGCAAGCTACAAAGGATACGGTAAACGCTGTTATTATTCGTTACACCTGCGGCTATACTCAAGCTTCGGACGTACCGGCAAATATTAAGATGGCTATGCTTTTGATTATTGGAGAAATGTACGAGAAGCGAGTAGACAGCGTACACCGCTTACCTACAGCTAGCGAGTACTTACTAAACCCGTTTAGAGTTTTCCGCTTTGATTGATCCCGGTAAACTAGATAGAAGAATAACGCTAAGAAGTGCTAGCGTAAGTACGGACAGCTTTGGCCAGGCCGTACGCACGTATAGCGACCTAGGTAACGTATGGGCTAAAGTAGACTACCGCACAGTAAAGGAAGGAGAAGAAACTTCTAGACTTACTAGCGTTAATAAGGTCCGCTTTACTATTCGTTATAGAAGCGACGTAGACGCTACCACTAAAATAAGCTGGGACGGCAATACCTACGAAATAGAGGGCGTAAGCTTAGAAGGTAGAGAGCGTTATTTGATCTTAGACACTACACTAAGGGACTAATGAAGGACGGTATTTACTTTGAGGTAGAAGGACTAGAAAAGGCTTTAATGAAGCTAGAGCGGTTAGCAGAAATAGACCGTAAGAAAGCTAGGCAATTTAAGGCCGGTATAAAGAAGGCAGCTAAACCAATGGTAGCGGCTGTAAAGACTTCTATAAAAAGCAGTAAAAATAAAAAGGCTTTTAGTAAAACTATACAAACGAAAAGAGCTAAAGATCCTGCAAAGCGTAAGTACAAAGAAGTAACTTATAAAAGCGGTAACTTAAAAAAATCTATAGGCTTTTTCCCTTCTAGAAAAAGGGGAGCTCTTTTAGGTTATGTAGGAGCTAGAACTGGAAAAAGAGCGGGTAAGACTTTCGACGGGTATTACGCAGCTATAGTAAACTATGGGCTAGGAAGGGGTAAAGCGAAAGCTAAACCGGACAAAAAAGAAAACATAAACTACGCAGAGAAAGGCTTTAAGAAAGCCGTAGCACAAACACAAGCACAGCTATTAAGAGAGGTGCAAAAAATACTAAAGCAGAGCTTATACCAGCTAAGTAGATAATGAACGAAGGCAAAGCTATATATTCTATTCTTACTAATGATAGCGACGTAAGCGCTATAATAGGTACTAAGGTTTACCCGCAGATAGCAGCGCAAGGCGCGACTTTTCCCTTTGTTGTATATGTGCTACAAGATAACAGCCCCAGCGATACTAAAAGCGGGGTAAGTACTTTAGACGAAATACGCTACGATATAGTAGCGGCAGCAGAAACTTACAGCGAACTAACGGACCTTACGGAGAAAGTTAGAACGGCTTTAGACCGTTACACGGGAACCGTAGAAGGGGTAGTAATAGACAGCATACAGTTTATAGATTTGGACGTAGATAACGATCCAGCTACCGAGACTTACGTAAGCAGCTCGGAGTACATTTTAAGAATTAAGCGATGAAAATAACACTAACAAAAAAAGTAACCTCTCCTAGTGGTAAGAAGCTGGCTAAAGGTCTAACTTTAACAGTAGTAAACGAATACGGCCAGGAGCTTATAGAAGCGGGAAAGGCTGTTAAATTTGGAGAGGAAGCCCCGGCAGAAGCTCCGCAAGTAATAGAAGAAGAACAAATAAATTTAAATTAAAATGGCAACTACTGGCATTATGAACGGAACCCTACTAGGGGTTTACTCAGGAGGCACTCTAATAGCTCACGCTACAGAGGGCTCTATTTCTCTCTCGATGGATACGAGAGACGCAACGACTAAGGACAGCTCCGGCACAAGAGACTTACTAGAAGCAACTAAAAGCGGTACTATTTCGGTATCTGCACTATACGCAGAAGACGCAGCTTACGGCGTAGATGATCTTATGACAGCTTGGAGCGGACGCTCTACGCTTACCGTTAAGTTCTCTACTGAGGTAACTGGGGACCACTACTGGGAAGCTTCAGCTTACGTTACTTCTTTGGAAGTAAATTCCGGAATGGAGGATAACGTAACTTACTCAGCTACGTTTGAATTAAGCGGCGCTATAACTTACGGCGTAGTATCTTAATAGTAAACACTAAACACACTTAAAGCAAATGGTTAAATACGTAGAAATAGGAGGCGAAGAAAGACCGGTTAAATTCGGCTTCGCTGCTTTAATGGAATTTACCGAGGAGAACGGCTATAGTATGGCCGACCTTGATAACCTCGGGGAAAATATGAAGCTAAAAGATGCACTCTTTTTAGTTTGGTGCGGTTTAAAGCACGGCGCTAGGGTAGAGAAAAAACCTTATAGCTATAGCATAGAGGAAGTAGCGGACTGGCTAGACGAACAGCCGGAAGCTATGGAGAAAGTTCTAAACGTATTTAGCTCAAGCTTTGGAGCCTCGGAGGAGGAAAAAAAGTAAACGGGGCGCCGGGCAATAGCTCGGCAGCCCCTTTAACTTTTGATAGCTACCAGGAGCTAGCCCTAGGGCAGTTAAACTGGAACCCGGAAGCGTTTTACAATGCTACCCCTAGAGAGTTAAATAATGCCTTAAAAGGCTTTTTTAATTTGTACGAAATAAACCAGCAGCAAAGCTGGGAGCGGGAGCGCTGGAGTACTACTATACTAGTAAACCTAGAGCTACCAAAAAACAAAAAGATAAAGCCCCAAGATCTAACCGTTTTTCCTTGGGAAAAGAAACACAAAGAAGCAAAGCTAAGTAAAGAACAAGCTAAAGCAATACTAAGCAAATGGCAAAAAAGAGCGTAGCGAGTACTAACGTAAGCATAGGCGCTAACCTTTCCGGCCTTAAAAGAGGCCTAAAGATAGCGGGTAACAGCCTTAAAAAGTTTGGGGCTAGTGCTAAACGTATAGGCGGTAATATTACTAGAAATGTTACTTTACCTTTTGCCGCTGCTGGCGCAGCCGGTGTAAAGATGGCTACGGACCTAGAGACTAGCTTTAGCAAAATAGAGAATCTTGTAGGTATTACGGGCAAGGCGCTAGACGATTTTAAGAATAGCGTAAAAGGCGTAAGCGCTGTAACGGGGCAAAGCCAACAAGCACTAAGCGAGGCACTCTTTACGGTGGCCTCCGCAGGTCTACGAGGGGCAGAAGCTACCGAAGTATTAGAACGATCCGCTAAAGCTTCTGCTATTGGTTTAGGAGATACCCAACAAATAGCGCAAGCTTTAACGGGGGTACTACAAGCCTACAGCAAAGAAGGCCTAACGGCAGCGGAAGCTACCGACACTTTAACGGCTATAGTAAGAGAAGGTAACCTAGAAGCGGAAAGTCTAGCTCCTACCCTTGGGCGTATAGTGGGTATAGGTTCGCAGCTAGGTATAAGCTTCCAAGAGCTAGGCGCTAACATAGCGACCTTTACTCGTTTGGGTGTACCGGCAGAGGAGGCCGTAGTAGGTTTACGCGGTGTAATGACTAGCTTTTTAAAGCCTACGCAAGATGCTGAAAAGGCACTAGCTACGATAGGCTTAACTTCCGAGGACCTTAGAAACAAGGTAGGAGAAGAAGGCCTACAGTCTACGCTAGCTTTCCTTACCGAAAGCTTTAAAGGAAACGACGAAGCGCTAGTTAGTGTATTTGGAAACGTAAGAGCTCTTAGTACTGTATTGGGTACGGCGGGAGCCCAGGGCGAAGCCTACGCAGATGTGCTAAATAATATAAGCAACAGCACCGGAATAGTAGACGACGGCTTTAAAAATGTAAGCCAAACGAGCGGCTTTAAATTCCAGCAAACGCTAAACAGTTTAAGAAACGCAGGTATAGAGCTAGGGGCTGCTTTACTGCCTCTAGTTACTAAAATAGCTAACTTCCTTACTAGAGCTATAAACGGCTTTAGAAATCTTAGTACAACAACCAAAACGGTAATACTAACGCTTACCGCTTTAGTAGCGGCTAGCGGTCCAATAATGACAGCAATAGGTTTTATAAGTGCTGCCGCAGGGGTTCTGATTCCAGCTATAAGTGCTCTTATTAGCGCTTTACTTACTCCGGTAGGATTAGTAGTAGCGGGTATAGTTTTACTTATTGGCTTAACTATTAAGTTTTGGGATGAGATAAGGCCCATACTAGTAAAGACAATAAACTTTTTTATAGACCTCTATAACGAATCTATGTTTTTTAGAGGGGCTATAAATTTAGTTATTCTAAGCTTTAAAAACTTTTGGACTATAGGAAGCGCTGTTTTTAAAGCGTTTACTAGCAGTCTAAAAGCTATTGGTAAAATACTTATAGGAGCCTTTACTTTTGATAGGTCTTTAGTAGAAGAAGGCTTAAGAGACATTAAAGACGCTGTATTTGACTCCGTAGACGATATAGTAAATGGCATTAAAGATAATTTCGACGATGCCATAGAAGATACATTTACCCCTAAAGAAAAAATAGAGTTTGTTACTGAGGAGGGACTACAAAAGGGAATAGATAATATAACTGAACCCGTAAAAAAAGCTTGGGCAAAACTTACGGGTATGTTCACTTTTGCCGGTGGTGCGGGTACTAGTACTGGCGGTGGTGGTGGTGAAGGCTTACCTAATTTAGATCCTTCAGCCTTGGAGGACTATATGTATAGCGATGAGGACGCAGAAAAGACTACTAGCAACTTATCTAAAGTAGGGCTAGCTTGGAAGCAGTACAGCGTACAAGTAGCACAAAACGCAGAAGCTGCCGCTCAAGCTATTACGGGAATGGCAGACACAGTTATACAAGAGGGTATAATGCGACTAGGCGAAAGCTTGGTTACTGGTAAATCTGCTTTTGAAGGTTTCGGAGTTTTTTTACTTGCAACCTTTGCAAATACCGCAGAGCAGCTAGGTAAGCTAGCTATAAGCGTAGGTTTTGCGGTAGATGGTATAAGAAAAGCCTTAATGAGTATGAACCCGGCTGTAGCAGTAGCCGCAGGGATAGCGCTTCTAGCTTTAGCGGGAGCTGCTAGGGGACGTATGAAACAAATAGCAGCTAATAAAGACCAAGTAAAACTAGCGAAAGGGGGGTTAGCCTATGGCGAGACTCTAGCTGTAGTCGGAGACAATCCAAACGCTAGAATGGACCCGGAGGTAATAGCGCCACTAAGTAAGCTGCAAGGAATGCTAGGCAAAGCCAACGGAGGAGCTGTAGAGGTGTACGGACGCATAAGCGGCCAAGACATCCTCCTAAGCTCCGAGAAAGCAGGAAGAGTAAGAACTAGATATAGAGGCTTTTAGTAGATGGGTTTAAGATTACAAAGCGAATTCCACAGCTCAACAAATAAGCTCTATAAAATAGAGATATACCAGGAAGGCTATAGCGCGGGTATTACTTCTTTTACGGTAGCTAGCGACGGCTTTACCTTGGAATACTCCGGAGAAACGGACGACATAGTAAGCCCTATTATTGGCTCTAAGTGTACGATAAACGCCTATAACGAAGTAGGGGCTTTTGATAGCTTTATAAATAAGCTAACCAATAGACAAGAGCACCTATTTTACGTTAAGATAAGTTTATACGAAGGAACCCGGTATAATACTTTTTGGACCGGTGTAGTTACTCAAGATCTTGTAAGCGAGCTAGACGAAAGTAAGCCGCGTATATTCCAAATAGTAGCTACGGACGGAATAGGCTTACTAGCTAATAAAGAGTACCAAGAGCTAGAGAACCAAACACTAGAAGACTTTTTAGAAGATGCTGTAGGAGCTATAGGCTTAGACGAAATCTACGCAGCTACCGACACCTTTTACGCTACTGCTGTAAATGTTTGGGACATACAGCAAATCTATAGCGCTAGTACGGACGTAACTACGCTTACTAGGTTTGATCCTAGAGTATACAGTTCTAAAGACGAAGACGGAACTATAACCTATTCTAATTACTTAGAAATACTAAAAGAGCTTTGTATAGCTTTCGGTGCTAGGTTCTACCAAAAAGACGGAGTTTACCTTTTCGAGCAATACCTAGAACGGACAAGCTCTAGTAGGACCGTATTTTATTATAATTTCAACGGAGATTTTTTATCATATCAAAGCGAAAGCGACGACGTAACGCTAGACGGTACGACTACCGGAGGGGCTAGGCTGTCGGGTAATAGCTATACTTACTTGCCTGCTATGCAGAAAGTACAAGTAAGCTTTAACCAAGAGCGAGCAAATAATTTGCTAGCTAGTGGTATGACCTTTACGGCTAGCACCGGAAGGCAAAACTTAGGCTTTTTATCGGACAGCGATAACGCTAGAGTAGAGG